TTTCTATAAATGGAGTTACACAAATTCCAGGAACAAACTACACTTTAAGCGGTCAAAATTTGACTTTAAGTTCTGCAGCACCAATTAATTCTGTTATTGCAATTCAATTCTAAATGACTAATAAAAAAATATCAGCATTAAGTTCAGCGACAACCCCGCTGACTGGATCTGAAATTGTGCCTATTAATCAATCAAGTGTTACTGATAGTGTTTCAGTTGCGAATTTAACTGCTGGACGAGCAATTTCTGCTGCTTCTTTGGCTTTAACTGGAACAGCAAGCGCAACATTGTTTCAAACATCATTAGGAAATACAGGTTTGCTTGCAAATGGAGGCACTTATGATGTGGCTTTGCCTAGCGCAGGACAATATTTATTTGTTGCAAATCAAGATGCTCAAACAAATGGTGCTTTTAATACAATTGCATTTGTAAATGCAGGGTCATCAACAATTGTTGTATCTCCTTTATATGCTTTTGGTATAAATTTAACTACACCATCGGCTCTTAATGTTCGCATAACAAATTCGGCTGGTGGTTCAATTTACATCCATTATTCGTTTATTCGAATTGGTTAAAAAGGAAAAATAATGTTAACAAAAGTAAGTTATTCAATGATTAATGGAGCACCAATTAATGTTTTGGATTATGGTGCTGATTTAACTGGGACAACAGATAGCTCAACTGCTATTCAAAATGCCCTAAATACAGGAGCGTCCGAAGTTATTTTGCCTTTTGGTAAATATTTGTTGAATAGCGTTTTAACAATAAAACCTAATCAAACAATGCTTGGTGAAAAAACAAATTTAATTATTGGTAATTCTTTATGTGGTAGTAGTACCGCTAACAATACTCCAATTATTACTCTATCAAATAGATCAACTATTGATGGATTTATATTTAGTACGCAAACATCTGCTGTAATAAATGGAACTACAACAACTCCTGTTATTCATCCTTATTGCATTACTGCTGATGGAACATCTTATACAAATATTACAAATATTTCATTTTTAGCTTGTTGGAGAGGTGTTGTTGCTGGTGCTGGTTCAGCACATGAAACAATGACAGTCAATAATGTTGTTGGTACAGTATTTAATACTCCTTTTTATATTGACCAAAATACAGATACAGATAGATTAGAAAACATACATTTAAATCCAAATTATGCAGTTTATAACGGTGTATCTGGTAATTTTACAGTAGCAGCAATTGTCAATTATCAAAGAACTGTACAAAATGCCAATGCTTTTACAATAAGTAGAGCTGATTGGTTACAAATGCAAAACGTATTTGTATATGGCTATTACAGAGGTATATTGCTAGAAGCAGGAACTGCAACTGTTGCAGGCTCTCCACAAATTCAAGTATCTAATTCTGGTTTTGATGGTTGTAATTATGGTGTTGTTTCTACAAGCACAGTCAATGCAACATTTGATGCTTGTACATTTTCTGCAACTCAATTAGCAACAGAAACACCAGAAGATGTGTTAATTACTGGTGGTGGCACATTTCAGTTTACAGGTTGTTTATTCCTTGGAAGTGTTTATAACGCAATAGATATGCAAGGTACTGGCTCATTGTCAGTAGTTAATTGTCAAATGTTTGACCATTTAAATGGTGTTTTAGCATCATCAGGTACTCTTAATTTAGAGACTGTAATGTTTAAACAGGCGGCTGGTACTATTTATGACATAAGTTTAAGCGGTACTGTAAAAGCAAACATTGCAAATTGCCGTAGAGTTAATGGATCAAATTCAGTAGTTAATGGCATTAATTCAACAACAGTTCCAACATACTTTGAAAATGGTGCTCAAGCTAATTATTATGAGCCTTTATATGCTACTGGAGGTATTTCATCTAATGTTTCACCATCAACATTAATTGCAAATGGCGCAACAAATTATTTTGTAACTTTGCCTGCACAAAATGCTTTATATTTGGTTTATGCAAGTCAAGATGCAAGTCCAAATGGCGTTTACAGAGCATTGGCACTTGTAGCTACAGGATCAGGAAATGCAACTGTAACAAGTTTAGCGACAAATGGAATATCAATTGTTAATAGCGGATTACAAGTAGGGGTGACCAATTCCGCTGGTGGTTCGTTATATGTTGACTTTGGTTATGTTTATTTATATCACCCATAAAGGATAAAAATGTCTAATACATATATTTGGAACATTAAAAAAATGTATTGTAGTTTGTCTGAAAATGGACAAACTAATGTTGTTAAAAATGTTGAATATACAGTTACTGCAACAAATTCAGTTAATACTGTTATGGTTTCTGGTTTGCAACCAATAACTTATATAAGTGAAAATTCATTTACTCCATATAGTTCATTAACTGAAAGTCAAGTTATATCTTGGATTAAAGATTCAATGAGTGCTACACAAATAGCTGCTATTGAAGCAAGTTTAGATAATGAAATTAAAAATCAAACTAATCCTGTTACAGTAATTCCAGCATTACCTTGGGCATAAATTATGACAACTCCTAATGACATTATTAGTAGAACATAAAATATAATAAATATTTACAAAGAGGCTCAAAATGCAAACATTAATCCAACTGCTTAAATCTAAAACTGTTCTATTTGCTTTGTTTTTGGCAGTATTGTCAATATTACAAGGCTATGTAAACTTGTTACCTTTATCTCCAACAGACCAAATGTTTGTAGGAATTGCAATATCTATTGTGGTGACTTTGCTTAGAATAGTTACTACTCAGCCCATTTCTGAAAAATAAACAGGTAGAAAATCATGCCAGAATTAGACCCCAAAATCACAAAAGACGCAGTAAAAGAAGCCTTGAAAGAATGGCTTAATGAACAGTTTGCTGCATTTGGTAAGTGGACTTTAACTGGTTTGCTTTCTGCTGCATTTGTAGGAATGGTTTATCTTTGGCTTGCAGGGCATGGTTTTTCTGTTAATAAGTAGGAGAGAATCATAGACCCTTTTACTTTAGCAATGATGGCTTTGGGTGCGGTAAAGTCAGGTGTTGCATTTTACAAGGAAGCTAAGTCGGTTGGTAAAGAGGCCGTTGGGGTGATTACTGAAATTGCGGACGGTCTGGTTTCTTTCTTTGAACATCAAGAAAAGGCTATTGCTCATGCTAAAGAAATTGAGAAAAATCCGCCTAAAAACAAAAGTCTTCAAGCAATTGCACTTGATAACGTCCTTAGAAGAAAACGACTTGAACAAGCAGAATACGATCTTAGACAAATGCTTATTTATGAGTCTCCTCCCGAACTCCAGGATTTGTGGACTCAGTTCCAGGCCGAACGAACAAAGTTAATGGCAGACAAAGTTAATTTTGATAAAGCTCAAAAAAAAAGGATGAACGAGAAGCCAGAGAACGCAAAGAGGCCAGAGATGTATTTCAGTTCAGACTGGTGGTATGCGCTGCAATACTTGTCTTTGCACTCACTTGCATAGGATTGATGTATTACATTGACCAGGATTACAAGAAAAGTCTTGTTGGAGACCCTGCAATTATTCGTTTTAAAGAAAAGTTTGAAATTAATTCAAAAGAAATTGAATGTTTAAAGATTTTTCACGAAACTGGTTACTTACCTAAATACTGTTCTTAAGGGGTTCACATGGATTGGTTAAAAAGCATTGCACCTACGATATTTACTGCTATTGGTGGGCCTCTGGGTGGTCTAGCATACGAAGCGGTCTCTAAAGTCTTGGGAGTCTCTCAGGATGACGCTAAAAAGATGCTCGATGAAGGAAAGTTATCGTCTGATCAAATAGCACAAGTTAAGGTTGCAGAGCTTGAACTTAAGAAAACTGAAGAACAATTAGGTCTTAACTTTGAACAATTAGCGGTTGAAGATCGAGCATCTGCTAGAAATATGCAGATGAACACGCATTCATTTTTAGTTCCAACCCTTGCGTTGATCATTGTTTCTAGTTTTATTGCGACTATCTTTGGGACTTTGATGGGTTATTCGCATATTGAGTCGGCTATGGCAGGAACTCTTGTAGGTTATTTGTCAGCCAAGGCCGAGCAAGTAGTAGCTTTTTACTTTGGTAGTAGCGCAGGAAGTCAGAAAAAGGATGAAATGTTGCACAACTCAACACCAATAAAATGAACTATTCTAAAGACGGATTAAAGTTAACCGAACAATTTGAAGGTTGTAAGCTCCAGGCTTACCCAGACCCTGCAACTGGTGGAGCACCTTGGACGATTGGTTATGGTCACACAGGTGCAGACGTATTCCCCAGTCTTTTAATTACACAAGAAGAAGCCGAGAAACTGCTCTTACAAGACGTTCAAAAGGCAGTTGATCACGTTAATAGTAAACTCCAAATTGAAGTCACACAGGGCGAATTTGACGCATTGGTGGACTTTGCTTTTAACTGCGGTTGTCGTAACCTGGATACCTCAACTTTACTCAAGAAAGTAAATGAGGGAGACCATGAGGGCGCAGCAGCCGAGTTTTTAAAATGGGACATGGCAGGTGGTCATGTGATGGCTGGTCTACTTAAAAGAAGGCAAGCGGAGGCAGCGTTGTTTTTATCAGACATAGCAAAATGAACGATCTTGCAGATGACGCTCACTTTACCGAGGAGTTGCATCGAGAATCTGCACTTAATCAGATTAGAAAACGAGCAAAACCTAAATATACGGGCTTTTGTTTAACTTGTAATGATGTTAGTAAACCCAACTCACAGTTTTGTTCTAAAGACTGCCAAGAAGATCAAGAACTGATTATTCGGATTGGACGAATAAAAGGTAATTAATTGTTTTTCTCTTTCGATTTAGCTTCTATTGCTTTGACAAAGTTATAAATATTGGGTACAGGAAACCCAATAAATTCTTTTTCTAATTTATCTATTTGAGTTTCAGTCAACCCTACCCATTCTTTAGAATGAGTGTAAAGAGGTATCTTTGGTAGATTCGCTACTGTTGGTGTTTCCCAAACAATGGGTTTAGCCCACTCAAGTTTGCGTTTTTCAACATTGATATATGCCACAGGCTCTTCTTTAGTCATTCTTGTCCCCTTG